GGATTATTATTTTTAGGATTTGACTAATACAAAAAATAATAATCCTAATTTTTATTTTTACATTTGACTAATATAAAATTTATTTATATTTTCCTGCATTCTTTCTTGGTCTTTGTTTATTGAATCAATCCAAACTGATGGTTGTGTGAACATTGTTTTAAATATTTCAGACACATAAATTGGAGACCATTGATCTTCAGCTAAAGTTTTAGGAATGTATTTATATACCACGTTAGATTTATAACCCAAATCTTGATTTACTATATAATAGATAGCTAATAATATAATTCCTAATATCAGTACTATAATAAAAAAACCCTTCAATAAATTCATTAAATTATATAATCTAATATATATAATAAAATCTACAAATTTAAAATTTTTCCCTTAAAACTTTTTACTTATTAAATTACAATTTAATTGGATTTTAATTTATTGTACAAATCATTGATTGTACTTAATTTATCTTCTAATCCTACTAAAGATTCTTTAGTTTTAGCTAACTCTTCTTGTAATTTTTGTTTTTCTTCTACACCCTTGGCTAAAGACTCAGTTACGTCGTCAACCGTTTGTGCAGATTGTTGAACTGGTGTTTCTGCAGGCGTGCTAGGGGGTACTACAGGAGCACTTGCAGGATGAACTACTCCAACTTCAGGATCTAATGACGCAGAAGTTTTTCCTGTGACCACATTCGCACCCTGTAGTAAGTCGTCTTTTCTTTGTTTTTCTTCTAATTCTTCTTCGTGTAATGAATCTTTGTATGATTTCATATATTTGTTTAGAGATTTTTCTCTGTATACTTGGTCTTCTGCTCCCATATTATCTGTATCAACATCAAAGGGTAGCCATTTACCAATTTCTCCTACAAACACATGGTGAAATTTATCGATTTTTTGTAAATGTTCAGCACGGGCAGCTGCCTCAGCATATTCTTCATACACACCGCGAAACTTAATTCCAAGTACTTTTTGTTCTTTATATTGTTCTCTTTTTGATTCTGGAAATGATTTTGGTGTTAACATAGAAATAACACACCAGTTTTGTTTTTTAACGGAATGTCTAAGTGGTTTATCTTCATCTAAATAATCCTCAGCAGGAAAATTATCCTTTGCTTTATTTAAAGTAATTTCTGTGGAATTTGTATTTGACATATTATAATATTTTATTGTATTGTATATTATTTAAATCATTTTACAAATTATTTAAGTTTATTGAACAAGACGGAAAATTTAAATCCAAAATATAAAATAATACAGAACTAAAAGTACAAATTGCAAGTACAGTTTCAAACTTTTTTTCTGGATTAACGTCAAGTAAATAATCTGTAAAGAAAAACATTAAAATAAAATTTAATAAAAATTTAATGGCTTTACTTAGGTAATAGTTTTTATTATCAATTGACAAATTTTTTGATTTTATAATATTTTTTAAATTTGTTTCAGAGTTAATTGATTCCATTTTATTTTACTTATAATAATATAACAAAACATAATATTTTACTTAAATATAATATTTTACTAAACACTCGGATAAAATTGCCATTTAAGATCACTACATATTCCTTTCCAAATTTGGTCTTGATTTCTAAGTTTTTGCCTAGACTTGAGTAAAGGAAAACATTTAATAAAATCATCCAATTCAAGTAATTGACAAAATTTATGTAAAACATACGAATATGACAAAAAATTAATTCTATCGGGTGGACAATGTCTATCAAACGGTTCTTGAATTTGGTCAAACATTTTTTTTAACTTTTCTTCCGTTTCCCTATTTATTGTAGGGGCAGGTTTACCAGTTATTTTTGATTTTATGTAAGGTATGTGTTCATAATAATCATTAAGTTTTAATTTTTTTAAAATTTGTTTCATTTTAGATAACTCCATTCTTTCTACGCTTTTTATTCGCTGTTTTTTTAGTTCTACTTTAATTAAATTTATTATTTCTTCGTCAATTTCTGTTGATTCCTTCGCTTGAAATTGACTCAACCCTTAAAAGTGGACTATACCTTAAGTTTATATTTAAAACATAAACCCATATCCATCTAGTCTCTGAACCTTTTTCAAAATATACATTTTGAAACTTGGCTGCGGATTGTCCAGCACTAATAATTCCAATATTTTTACCTCTAATTTTTTTTAATAATTCCGACTATTAATCGGGTTTTCTTAATATATCACTATGTTAAGATGGTAATTGAAATTTATATGGATGTTCCCGCAATTTGAATATGTCGCTTGAATAGTTTAACTATCCAAACTAGCAAATACTTTTAATATTTACTTTAACGAGCAGTTGACAAATAAATTTAATCCACTCGCAAAAATGATTTTTTCTTTTGTAAGGAAATGTAGGCTTCTCAACCATAGGGTCTTTATAGTTAGAAACTTCATTTTCAATTATACATTTTTCTACTTCCCCACAAACTAAACACACATATATTCCTTCTGAATATATTAAAACCTTATTTACAGTTGGTCCACAACTCATACAAGGTTTACTTACTTTTTTTTGTGTAGTATATCCTTCCAATAATATTTTATAATCTTCAAATAAACTCGCTCTGTCATATTTCTTTTCCAAGTCATTTACATTATTTGTAGACTTTATAGGTTCTACTACAAAATTATTTATGTTAACGTTTATTGTTGTATTATTTGTTATATTGGGTGTATCTTTAGAAACTCCATCTAAATAATCAAATATATTATTACTGTCTCGAACTAAAGTTTCTACATTTTTAACGCGTTTTCGTGTTGTTTTTTTCTCCTTGCGTTTTGATTTTGACATAGCATTTAACATATCTAATTTATCGAGTTCTCCAGTATTTTTAAATATTTCAATTCCGTCAAAATCCCAAGTATTTGTTTTTTTTATTTCTGGTTCTACTTTAATATCAGAATATAATTCATTGTGTGATTCTGGTTTTATTTCAGAAATTGTTATATTAGAGGAATTATTAATATTATTAATAGAATTATTATTAATATTGTCAGAAACAACCTTGTGTCCATCAATAATATCATAATAATTAAATAAAATTTCATGTGTTTTTTCATAATATTCTAATTCATCCTCATAATTTTCTACCCGTTCTATTTCTTCCTCTAAAACTTGTATTTCATCAATTAATTTTGTCCGCAAAGAAGAATAATTTTGTATTGAAAAATTCTTTGAATCTAATAATTCTAATTCATTTCTCAGCTTTTCTAATTTTTTCTCCTTTTTAGGCATTTCATCTCTTTTTTTATTAATGCCACTAATTATTTTTTTATGTGAACTATCCAACGTATCTATGTTGCTTAGATACTTAATTTTGTCTGGCTTAAACTTGAATTGAGAACTCATATATAATAACAAATAATATAAGTTCTTTTAAATTAAAAAAAATTTTAATATAGATTAAAATATAAAAATATTTATTTTCTGAATTTAAAATTTTTATTTTTTTTTTTCTAAACCAATAGTATATAATAACTATGGGCGGTGGCTTAATGCAATTAGTAGCTTACGGTGCACAAGACGTGTACCTTACTGGTAATCCACAAATTACTTTTGAATAAAGAGTTGAAAAGCAACAGGATTGTACTATATGGATATGTACAATAAAACCCCTTAAGTTTTCCATAACACGCAAAGTGTTTAACAGTTGCTAGTGAACTATAAAATATATATTATTTTAAGTTTGCGACACTATCAAAATGCTGGAAACCCCTAAAACTTTCATTACCAAACTAATGTAGAAATATAATTAGTGGCCAAGAGAAAAAACTTGGGTAAGGTAATAATATGAAAGATGTGGATAGTTATATCCTAAATGGGCAATCAGCAGCCAAATCCTAAATTATAAAGAAAATATTAAAAATTAAATTCTTTATAATATGGACGCAGTTCAACGACTAGATGGTAGTGGGTAAAATACTATTTTTATAAAAAACAAATATTACTTAGTATTTTGCTTAAGGTATAGTCTAGCCCCCACTGGAAACTTTGGGGTACTAGCGTTTTCAAAGTAGTCTACAGAAGATATACAAACTTTGCAATTGAAACTGTTGAATTAACACTCAACGGTACTGCTGACTTTGGAAAGAGAGTCACAGTTACAATCACAAGAAACGGTGATTTAGTTACCAGAATGTATTTAAGAATTGAATTAGGACAAGTTTCCATGACAAACTATCCTCAATCTGAATTAGAAAGATCCAAATACTTATTTGCCTGGGTCAGAGAAGTCGGACATTTTATCATTGATTACATCCAATTTGAAATTGGTGGTTCTCAAATTGATAAACACTACGGCCACTGGATGGCAACTTGGCACGACTTAACCAAAGACGTAAACACCGAACCCGCTTACAGAGCTTTAATCGGTAACGTCGATGAATTAACCGCTTTAAGAGCTCCCGATGCTCAAGGAAACTTCACACAAAACTACATTTTATTCGTTCCCTTAGTCTTCTGGTGCAACACCAACACTGGTCTTGCTTTACCATTAATTGCTCTTCAATACCACGAAGTAAGACTCTGGATTCAATTCAACCAATTCCAAGACTTAATTGTGTACACCAACAACTTAACTTTATCTAGATTAGGTAATGGTATTGGTGTTATGAGCGATGCATCACTTTTAGTGGATTACGTATACATTGACACTGAAGAAAGAAGAAGATTCGCTCAAGTTGGACACGAATACTTAATTAACCAACTCCAATACACTGGTGAAGAAGCAGTAGTAAACAACCCATTAAGAATTAAACTCGGCTTCAACCACCCCACCAAAGAATTAATTTGGGACATCAAATCTGGTGACTACATTAGCATGAACTCTCCTTTCCTTTGCTACTCTAACTCTGATGACTGGACTCTTGCTTTAGTGTACGCTGCCGAAAACGTTATTTCTGGCTCTGTGACTGTTGCTGACACTTCCTTAATCCCCGTGCCAACACCTGCCAACTCACCGGAAGTTAACATTTCATCAGTCAACTATGACCAATGGAACACCGTTAACCCCGTTAACACTAACACCAGAAACCAATCCAAATTTGCAGTATTCACATACCAAGCCGGACAAGGTGTTGATGACTCTAACACTCCTTCCTACTATGCTAAAGAATTATTCAACCAAGTTAACCCCACTGCTGATGCAACCAACGTAAACTTCAAATTCAGACGTGATGTGTTAATTAACCCTCAATTCCCCGCATACAACTTAGGAGACTACGTTACCAAATTCGCCATTATCATTTACTACAATGTAGTTAACCAAGATGGCACTGGTAAATTAGGAACATTAACTTACCAAGTTAAACCATGGGAACAAAACATCACCGTGAGAGATGTGTCTGTACCCCTTGCCAGCTGGACTGATAACAGATACTCTGCCAAATCTTCCTCCAATGGATTCGCCGATATGGATGTGTGGGCTACATTCCCCACCGTAACTGGTTTATTAATTAACAACAAATACAACCCAGTTAAAACCGGTTTAATTCAATTGAACGGACACGATAGATTTGACACAAGAGAAGGTGCTTACTTCAACTTAATCCAAACTTACGATTACCACAGCTCCACCCCTGCTAACGGTGTTAACGTGTATTCCTTTGCTTTACACCCTGAACAACACCAACCATCAGGAACGTGCAACTTATCTCGTATAGATAACACCACAGTCATCTTACATTTATGGACCGATACTCCATACGCTGATCCTTCAAGAAACCCCCCTGCTCTTTCTATTGTTGGTCCCAGCTCTGAATGCTACATCTATGACACAAATTACAACGTTTTACGTATAATGAGTGGTATGGGGGGACTTGCTTATTCAAATTAACTTAGGGGACATATA